CGTGACAACACTGAATACAGGTTGTTAAAAGATGTTTTAGGTAAGAAAGATTCACCGATAAATCTAAATGAGTACCAAAACTTGAAATACGGTAACAAAAATGGCTATAACAAATTAAAAAAAGCTTATCAACAAGCAAAATAGCCCATTAGCTACTTGGGGCTTTACAAATTAAGTGAGCAATAATCTAATAACGTGTGTGGGTTCAAAATAGAATATCAAAGGTAAAGCACTGTGTCTGGGCGAAAGCGTGGATGGGGTGCTTTTTGTTATGCCTGTTTTGAGTGTGCATGGGTAAAGGAGAAAGATATGAAAGAGAATAAATTGTTAATGAACCAATTTGTAGGACAGGTATGTGGCAATCGGTTAATGAAGATGAAACTGCAATTCTTTGCTGATGGTGGCGATGGTAACGGTGCAGACGGCGGTCAAGATGGCGCTTCGGGTGATGGAGAAAGCAAGCCTATTTCTTTTGGCAGTCAATCTGAGTTAGATTCCTGGTTCGACACCAAATTATCTAAGTCGCTTGAAACCGCGCAAGCAAAATGGCAAGAAGAAGCAGATAAAAAGATCAAAGATGCTGAGAAAAAGGGCCAAATGTCTGCTGAAGAAAAAGCGCAATACGAACTACAACAGGAACGTGATCAGTTAGAAGCTGACCGTGTTGCTTTGAAGCGTGACAAGGATGAAGCGGGCGTAATTAAACGCTTGTCCACTGATAAGCTGCCAGACTCTCTCTCAAATGTATTAACGCCTTTGTTCGGCGGTGATGAAAAGAATTTGGATGAAGCTTATGACAATGTATCTAAAGCCTTTCGTGAAGCAGTTGAACAAGCAGTTAACATTCGTCTCGCTGGATCAGCTGATAATCCAGCAGGGAACAACGGTGGTGGGGGCAAAGAATCAATTGGTAGCCAATATGCAAAAACTGCAAACAGTCGTACAAAAGCAGACAATGACACCTTTTGGAAATAAAAAAATAGGAGGAAACACAAATGTATGTAAAACCAATCAAAAAAGCTGAGCAACTAAACTTCTTAGCTAGTGCAACGTTCCAAAACTTTACCTATCAAGCCGATAAATCTTTCGAAGCTGGCGAAATCTATCCAGCGAATGACGGTACAGCTTTAGGTATTGTATTTAATTCAGTAACTGTGGATGCTGAAACGGGCTCGCAACCGGTCGGAGTTTTAGTAGGCGGTTATGTATTGGCTGAACGTTTGCCAGAAGCGCCAACAGATGCTGCAATCACTGCATTGAAGAATATCACTTTCTTAGATGCTAATAAAAAACCAAAAGTAGCCGCTGGTGGCGGAGAATAAAAGAAAGTAGGAGGAAACAAACATGCCAACAATTATGGAATTATTTACACAGAATGAAGTTTTAAGCTATGTTCGTGATCGCGAATATAAACCTTTACTAGGTGAAACTCTTTTCCCTGAACGCAAACAACCATCTTTGAAATTGGATCAATTGAGCGGTGGTAGCCGTATTCCGATTGCAGCATCTATCCACGATTTCGACACAGAGGCGGAAATCGGCAGCCGTATTGCAAACAAACAAGAATTAGAACTAAGCTTGATCAAGCGCAAAATGCAATTGAAAGAAACAGATATTATTGCATTAGAAAACCCACGTACACAAGCAGAGCAAGATTACCTTGTTGGGCAAGTTTACAACGATATCGATCAATTAGTAGCTGGTGTACGGGCTCGTGTAGAAGCTATGCGTATGGAAGTGTTAGCTGCTGGCCAAGTGACTGTTAAAGAAAATGGGCTGAACTTTACATTGGATTACCATGTGCCTGCCGAACACAAAGAAGCTTTGACTGGCACAAACGTATGGACGAATGAAAATTCTGATCCGTTGGCTGATATCGAGCGTTGGATTGATGCGTTGGATACTAAGCCAACTCGTGCGTTGACCTCTCGCAAAATTTATCGTGCGCTTGCTACCCATCCTAAAATCATTGCTGCAATTTTTGGTAAAGATACTGGTCGTGTTGTTTCTCAAGTTGACTTGGATGCGTTTATGGAAACTCATGGTTATCCAGTGATCCGTACGTATGATGAAAAATACAAAGTACAAGAAGCGAATGGAACATATACTACTAAGAAATATTTCCCTGAAAACAAATTTGCTATGTTCAATGATGATTTGTTAGGCGAAACATTGTATGGACCTACTGCAGAAGAAACTCGTTTGACTCGTGATCCAGGCGTTGATACTACGCTTGTCAGCAATGTATTAGCATCTGTTTACGATGAAACGCGCGATCCTGTTGGAACTTGGACTAAAGCTGTTGCAACTGCATTGCCTTCATTTGCAGCTGCTGATGAAGTGTTCCAAGCGCAACCAATCGCATAGGAGGAAAAACTATGTTTAAAGTCAAAGTAAAAGATATCCCCGTATTCTATGCGGGGAAACGTTTTGTTCCAGGTGAAGAATTAAATATCGAAGCCGATCATATGAATGATGATTTGTTTGATAAAATCGAAGAAATCGAAAATGTGCCGTTCAAAGGTGTTAAAGAAGTAACTTTACGTAAGGCGCTTGAAGCTGCAAAGGTTGAAATTCCTGAAGAGGCTGATCGTGATACATTGATCCAGTTGATGAATGACAATCAAGTAACTTTGTAAGGAGTGATGGCTTATGAATGAACAAAATCAAATCGCCCTAGATAAGCTTGCTGTCGAACTAGGGCGTAAGTTTTCTATTACAGATCCAACGGCCATAGAGGTATTGAAAGATGATATCAAAGATGCTATGTACGATGCACTGGATTATTGTAATCGTGATGTGCTTGTGGGCAATATGTCGTCTTCTGTTAAAGATTTGTATATCTTCCGCAGAAATACTGAAGGCAACGAAGGGGAAACTTCTCGGACCGAGGGCGGCGTTTCTCAATCGTTTGAAATTGGTGTGCCTGCAAAGATTCGATCAAAACTCAATCGCTACAGGGTGGCAAAAGTGAGGTCGTTAAGATGAGGCTTAGGGAACGAGATTTACAAACCGTCTATCTAAAAAAGCGGAAAGTCACTCTTGACGAAGAAGCAGAAGAAATAATCACATACCCTTATGATCCAGTTGAATTACGGATGAATGTTCAAGCGGCAAGCGGTACGGTAAACACACAGATTTACGGTAGCAAGCTTGAAACAATGAAAGCTTGCAAATACCAAGGTTTTGTGATTAACGAGGCACAAAACGAACTAGACGGTGTTTGCGTGTATGTGGATAAAGATGAAGAACCAGACTTCACAATCAAATCTATCCAGACATTTTCTGCACACAAGAATATTATGCTAGAAAGGAATGATAATCGTGGGCGTTGAAATCAAAGGCCTTGAAAGTTTACGGCGCAAAGTCAAAGCAATACCGCAAATCTTAGATGATGCGATGTGGGATGCTACTTTCGAGATCACCGAATTGATTAAACAAGCTGCCGAATTGCGGTTGTCATCTAGCGTGAAATATTCTAGTGGTGAATTGCTAGGTAGTTTGAAGAATGAGGTAGTGATCAATGCACAAAACCAAATAGTTGGTCGTGTTTGGTCGGACAAGCAGCAGGCTATGTTTCGAGAGTTCGGAACTGGTCCTGTCGGTGAAGCTAGTCCTAAAGATTTTCCAGACGGAATTACGCCAGTTTATTCGCAAAAAGCATGGTTTATTCCAGCGAAAGATGTTGCGGTGGATTTGGAAGCTATATACGGTATTCCTCGTGTGACTGTCCAAGGTACAGACTTCTACATTACCAAAGGACAGCCAGCACGACCATTCTTGTATCCTTCTTTGGTGGAGCTGATTGGTGAAACACCAGAAATCTACAAAGAACATGTACAACGCAAGTTAAGGGAGTTGAAGTGATGGAACGTGTGAATATGAAGACAGTAACTGTTGAAGTATTACAAGCCGTTACTGCTATCAAGAAGATTGCAACCGATTATCCTTCAACTTGGAATACATTCCCATTGGCTATCTACCGGACTGCCAACAAACCGCATCAGATTGATTCGTTGGGTAATGAATTACAAACAGATTGGACAATCACGGTTGAATTATACGGAGACAAAAGCCAGACCAGTATTGCTGAAAGTGTGCTTAGCACGTTCGGTAGTATTGGTTTTTCTGGTACCGCTAAAGATGCTAATACAGCTGATCTGAAACGGATTATCGTCGAAGTAACAGCTGTGGTTGACAACTATACAAAATACGTATTCAAAAAATAGGAGGAATTACACATGGATTTTGCAGGACTATTATCAAAAGGCACTGTCTTAACTTATAAAGATGGCGCAACAACCAAAACTGTAGCAGCAGTTAAATCTATCCCGGCATTGGGTAGTGATCCAGAAAAAGTTGATGTTACACACTTGGGATCAGAAAAGAAAGCTTATATCAAAGGTATCGAAGATGTAGATAACTTTGAATTTGCGATCGTTTATCAAGGGGACAACTTCCGCGATATCCATTCGTTGGTTGAAGCTGATAAGTCCGTTACTTGGACAATCACTTACCCAGACGGATTGAAAGCTGAATTCACTGGCGAACCTTATTACAAATTTGATGGAGTAGAAGTTAACCAAGCAATTGGATTTAACTTAGGTATCGTTGTGAGCGATGGCCCAGATATCACTCCCGCACCTGCGCCGGGGGAGTAACAACCCTCAATATTACTGAGGGAGATAACGCAACCGAACCAGAGACTGAGGAATAATCCTTGGTCTCTATTTTTATAACTTAGGAGGAAACATACATGCCAAAAAACAACGTAGTACAAATGCCAAACACAACGTCATTCGAGTTAGGTAACTTGACTTTACAACTTCGATTGGATGGTAAAGCAATCATTGCGATTGAAAAGAAATTGGACGAAGGAATCATGGGATTATTTGTCAAGAAACAAGGCGAAATTAAATTACCACCTGCCAATAGTTTATTAATCGTTTTGCAAGGTGCAAATAAAACCAGTGGTGTTACTGAAAAAGCAATCATCGAAGCTTTTGAACAGTATATTGAATCAGGTAAAACAACCATGGATCTATTTGGTGAAATCAACGACTTCTTGGACGATGCTGGTTTTTTCGGAAAGAAAGAAACGGCGAACGAAGCGACAGATGGGGAATCTTTGGATCAAACGAACAGCGAAGACAGTCTTCTGTAAAAAACTTTGATAATCTTTCCGAAATGCTTGAATACATGTATCCACAAGCTGTTGAAGCAGGAATCCCCTCTACAGAGTATTGGGGAATGACGCTTGAGGAAATCATGGTACAAGTTCAAGCAAACAAGAAGATCAAGGAAAACGAGTTGCGAGAAAGAGCGATGTTTGACTATTCGCAGCAAAGACTAGCGGTTTTTGCATTTAACGATCCCAAGCATATGCCAAAGTTCGAAGAGGCCTATCCTTTTCTTAAACAAATCGAACAGGCTGTTGAGGAAGCTAAAACTGAAGAAGAAACAAAACAAGAAGCTATGCAACGTGAACAAGAAATATTCTTGGCACAAGCACAGGCTATCAAAGCAACAAGGGAAAGAAAAAAACTCATTGAAGAAAGGTAGGTGAGAAAACATGGAATTAGAAACACTTGAAGTCCTGTTGGATATCAATACTGCACGAGTTGAGCAATCCTTAGAACGTGTATTGCCACAAATCGAGGGTGCAATGAATCGTATTCAGCAAATGTCTGGTAACTCTATGGATCGTACTGAAAAGAACATGAACATTGAAAAAGGTGCAAACAACTTCTCTAAGCAATTAGATAAGATGACGCAGCTGCTTGAAAAGTCACTCAATAACTTTGAACGATCAACAAAACAAACATCTGAAACGGTGGGAGATAACTTTTCTTCTGGAATCCGCAAGGCGCGTCCGAAAGTTACCAAAGAAATCGATGCGATGGTGAATGAGATCAACGCCAAGATGGGACAAGCAAAAGCAGCACAAGAAAAGGTTGCTTATCTGAAATCACAACGACAATCAGCATCTAGTAAAGGTGATACTGGTCAAGTGGTTAAATACGATTAACAAATCGCTCGAGCGCAAGCTCAGATGACAAAATTCCAAGATCAAGCAAAAGGTATGGGTAATACAATCAAGCGTGAGTTGGACGCTGTGCCGTCGTCTTTGGACAACATAACCAAAGGTATGAGCCAAAACGAAGCGCAGATTGAAGCGATGCGTAAGCGACTAAGAACACTAAAAGCTGAGTACAATGATCAGCGTGTGCCAACTGGAAGTTTTAGTTCTGGATTCAAGAATTACGAAGATACTCCTCAGTCTTTGAAAACATCTGGCGAGATCCAAAAGCAATCTATCAAGATGAATAAGCTGATTAGCGACAACGATCGCTTGCAAAAGGAATACGCACAAACAGAAGACCGCGCAGACGCACTGAGAAAGGCGCTACAGCGCGTTAACTCTGCATTAGGACAATCATCCATCCAAACGGGTAACGCTTCTAGCGGTGCTAATATGACGGGTACAGGATTGAAACAATCTGAACGGGCTGTTTCTAAATATGGCGGTGTATTCAACCGCATGTCCAATGCAGTTTCTCATGGATTTGGGAGTGTTGGGAATGGCTTAAAGAACTCTCTTGGGTTTATTGGAAAGTTCGGAAGTCTATTTTCTAGTTTATCCAACAAAGTGAACAAAGGCTCCCATGATATGAAAAAGTATTCTGGTGCGTGGGGGCAAACCTTTAGGTACCTACTTCCCTCGTTAATCGCTTATCAATTGATAGCTAGAGCAATTACGAACCTAGCAACCGTTACTATGAAGGCACTAAATAGCAACACACAATTTGCTAACTCGCTCAATCAAATTAAAGTCAATTTGCTAACTGCATTTTATCCAATCTACACAGCTATCATGCCAGCTTTGAACGCTCTTATGAGTGCCTTAGCGACACTTACAGGGCAGTTTGCATCTTTCATTGCGAATATGTTCGGTACAACCTATCAAGCGGCTAAGCAAGGTGCACAAGGGTTATACGACAATGTACAAGCCATGGATGACACTGGTAGTGCAGCAAGCAAGGCAAATGAGAAAGTCAAAAAACTGCAACGATCCTTAATGGGATTTGACCAAATCAACAAACTTACTATGAGCACTGACGATGAATCTGACAAAGATTCGGAAGAAA